TCTTACCAATTCGGGTCATGACGCTATGCAATTCTTGATCTGTCATATTTTGACATTCATCGACAATCACATAACAGTTGTTCAATGTAGTACCACGAACAAATGAGGTACTCATAAACTCCACTGCGTTCTTCTGCTTCAGAATATCGTAGGCATCTCCACGTTCGAACAACTCGTTGCAGATAGCGTAGTAAGGTGCTTCATAGACCTTCATCTTCTCTTTCTGAGATCCTGGCAGGAATCCCATGTCACGAGTCGGAACAACAGAACGAATCACATAGATCTTTTCTTGATCACTCGTACCAGACATCAAATCATTAATTGCCAGGTACATAGAAAGAAAAGTCTTGCCGGTACCTGCCATGCCGTGAAGCATCAGATGCTTACCACGTTGAAAGGCTTCGAATGTTTTCTTTTGATTGTCTGTAAGTGGATGAACTCGTTTCAAATTAAAATTAGGAGAACTAAACGTAGGTTTATTACTCAGTAGTTCGTGTTCTCCGTTTTGTCTTAGAATACGCTTCTGTCTCTTGGTAAGTCTTGCCTCAGTCACGAATCATCCTTATTTTTTGTTTTTGGCTTTGTTAATGGCTTCGCGGGTTTTAGTAGCTTTGATACCCTTGTCTCCATACTGTTGACCAAGTGGAGAAGTTGGATTTGCGTTGCCAATCCTATTTAACAGGTCTTTAAATCCACCATCATTCTTGTGGGTGACACCGGCAATACCAGAGATAAGAGCTGGAGCGCCGATGACCAATTCGGCATGTGGATTGTTCTTGAGATATTCTTCTCGACCAGACATTGAAAGGAACTCTTCCCAGGTTTCCCCGGTTTCTTTGTCCCTAAACTCATAGATTGGCATTAATAATCTTCTTCGATTAGATCAAAAATTGCGTTTTTATTACGAGAGCGAAGTGCTGAACGAATTCGCTTCTCTTTCAGTTTAGAGCCATGATCTTCGTAATGATCTTCGAAGTGATCATCATCATAGCCATAGTACTTGTTATTACGCTTGATTGACTTGCTCATTGATTAGCCCTGGAAATGCTAGGTTAACGACTTTGGTGGAAATGGTACGAGGCAGCTTCTTGTCCTTGACTTTAATAAGAAGTTCGGCATCACGCTTGTCAATGGATTCAAGAAGATTAATAAACAACGTTTCTCGTTTCAGGCGAGTAAGTTCTGGCTTGTTACCAAGAAGATAGATGTAGAGGGTACGAGCTTCTTGATGAAGACGTCCTTCAACATCAAGGTACTCACATGGCTTGTACGGAGGAGCTCCTTCTGGAATTTCCCATACAACACCGGGTGTAAGTGCCAGTTCAAGGATATAACGAAGCGTTGTAGAATCGTTGTCGCGAAGATACTGAGCTCGATCCTCCACGCTTTCGATCTTAGATGCTGTGTCGATGATTTGTGCAATTGTTAGTCTTGGCATATTAAAACTCATTAATGCTTTCAAGGAGGTTCTTAAGGCGCTTTTCAATGAAGTAGTTGAAGAGCTTACCGCGTCCCTTGCCAGCCTGAGCCTCATACTCAGTGACAATTTCTGAACGCAGCTTTTCGGGAATGAAGTTCAAATCAACGAGCTGCTGATTGCGAAGATAACCACGCAGCATGTTCTCGTCACAGAACTCGCGAGGGTCCATATTAATCCAGCTATCCAGCTTCTTCTGACTGAGTGGCTTCTGCCGACCGCCGATTACAAACGTATTGTCGGCAGACAGGAAGTTAGGAATACCGTCACCGGTATCACCGCGCATGATGTGTTCCTTGACGAACCGATCAGGATCGTTAGTGGTGCGCCACTTCTTCTGAACCGGATCGTACTGCTTGACATTCATGTACTTCTGCAACTGAACGAAGTCCTTGTCACCAGACATGATTAGGATCTTTTCAGAGGTATTTCCGAATGCATCAACAAGAGTACCAATGATGTCATCGGCTTCGGCACCATCAACCTGAATCACACGATAGGGGAAGTATTCCTTGAGTTCCTCACGAACCTTGCCCAGAGTGTCAAAGATCTGAGCCCAGTTGAGTTCAGACTTCTCGCGGTTCTTACGGCGGTTGGCCTTGTAGTACGGAAAGATTTGCTTGCGCCAGTTATTACCAGCATCACACGCAATGATCATCTCACCGTATTCATTCTTGAACTTCTGGTTGTACGAACGAATCGAGTTGAGGATCATATGACGAAGAAGATCTTCTTCGAGTTCTGTATTTGTATGGTTTCCAAGTTGAACCATTAGGTTGGAAATCATCACCTGCGACAAATCAACAATAATCATGATAAATTACTCTTCATCCTTTGGGAATTTATAAGTGTACGAAACGCTATTGTCTTCATTATAATTAAAATCAAAAATAGTATCAACCATCTCATGGAAAGAATGCGGAAGTTTGTATTGACGACTTACCATGGACTTGATTGATTCCATGATCATGGCGACGTCTTTAATGTACTCATCTGAGTTGATGTCAAGACCATAAGAACCGAACAGATGAATGAGATCCGGAATAAGATCCATCATCACACCTTCTACGTGTTCTTTTCGGTTCTGAGTGACCTGACCGACGATCTCTTCTAGAGACTGAGGAGGGGAATCTTTTTTGAATCCAGGAAAAAGAACAACGTTGTCTGTCACTTGACTACCCTTAGCAGAATGCATTCTTGGTTGAGTCGGCCATTAGGCTTGCTTTCCGCGGTCTTTATATTTGACATAAACGACCTCAGACCAACCTTGCCGGCTGACAAGAGTGCCGTCAGGGATTCTCCGGGCTTTCGTAGAGTCTTCGATGTACTGGATTCTACATCCCATCCAGTAAGAGTCGTTCCCTTGACTTGAATACCCGCAGGTCCCACTGCTAGGTACTGAGTCAGCTTGCGATACTTGGTGTTGTACACCCATAGCTGTTGACATCCAATAATTTCGGCCGGATGAACCGACACAATCTTCAGAGAAGGTTCTTCCTTCTGGAACTTCAGGTTCTTCACCAGATCGACGGCCGGCTTGACCTTTTTCTCTCGTGGCTTACGGACCTTTACCGCCTTCTTGTTATTTATATATCGATCGATCAAAAGTACAAACTCTTCCCAGTACTTTTTGAGGCGAGCACGAGACTTCTTCATGGCAGGAGTATCATACTCATCCGGCTCATGATCATTCGCATGTTTCGAGTAGTACTCACGGATTGCGTTTGCTGCCTGAGGTGACACTTCTTTGGCAACAAGCCAATCATACACATTGAAGTCAGGAACGGTGTCAATGGCTTCTTCGCAGGCAGTAATCAGATTGTGAATCTTAGACTGTACACGATCCTGGATGCTCACAGCCGGCTTTGGCGATTCGTCTACTTCCTCACGAATCGCCGATGCCAACCGGACCAGCTCCTTGACGCTATTGTCAAAGTAGTCGAGATTCTTCTGCGGCAGCTCGTTTCCGTTCATGATGATACGAGCAACATTGCCAAGAGTCTTTGAGATCTTGTACTTTGGAAGCCGACGCAGAGCAGACACATCACTCTTGGTATACGTCTTCTTGACATACGTGAAGAACCAGTCTCGCGACTGGTCATCATCACTCATATAGTTGTACCAGTTCAGAGCATCACCAAGGTTGGTTACCTGAATCGGTTCAGGACCGTAAGCCCTTTCATCCAAGGTCTTGATAGCCGACCGAGACATCTGCTTCGGCTTCGGCTTGGTCTTAATCTTGATAGCCATCGGTATCCACCTTCTTTACACGACGAAACGATCCCTTGCCTTTCTTGGCAGGGATCGCTTTAGGCTTATTCACCCGGCCGACTGCCCGAGCAATAGGATTTCGAGATTTGAGTTTCTGTTTCATAATATTCAGTATATTACGTAACATAAAAAATGTACACAACTATTTTTGTCTGATGTACTTTGCGATCATGTGCATGATTGCCTGATGGACATCTTCAGTGGCCTCATACTCATCGCAATCAACATGAATAGAAATGTCGGCCAGTCGTGCACACCAGTTATCTGGCGACATACCAGTCAGAGCAATGGTTTTCATTTTCTTTAGCCGTGCCATTTCAATCGCTTTAACAACATTAGGCGAGTTGCCGCTCGACGAGATTGCAACCAACACGTCGCCTTCCTGGCCAAATGACTCAAGCTGAAATGAATAAACATCGTCATAGGAGATATCATTTGAGATTGCCGTCATGAGAGGGATGTTAGCTGCCAGCGAAATGACTCTTGGAACTACACCGCCCTTACGGCAACCCTTGGTATAGTCACATGCCCAGTGTTGTGCAATCGCTGCTGATGCACCGTTACCAATAGTATAGATGTTTCTTCTGTGATTTGATAAGCTGGTCAAAAAGAGAAGTTCTGCTGCTCTCTTGAACTGAACAACATCAATACTATCAAAGGCCTTGAGTACTTTTTCTCTGTGCTCAGTAAGGATATCAGTCGCGGTAAACAACTTTTGCTCCTTCATGTGAAATTCCTATGTCTAGACACGTGCGGTCTGAAAACTCTTTTCGAATTGCATTCTTTGATTCTGTGAGAGCTAGCATATATCCACCGCCACCAGCTCCGAGTAGTTTGGCACCAAGTGCACCTACGGCTTGACACCGTTCGTACATACTATCTATCTCATCATTCGAGATCTCATCAGACATTTGTTTCTTGAGTATCCATGCCGAGTTGAGCAACCGACCATACTCATTTGGATTCACCGGTTGCGTGGCCTGCATCTCTGCCATATGGGCCAACTCACGAATCACAAAGGTCTTGGCTTCAAAGTTAATCGTATCAAGAATCTTGGCCGCGTGGTGCTCTATGTTCGTAGGAACCAGAATAAGCCAATTTTCAAGTGCATTCGAATCCAAGCGTTTTACGTCTACACGACCATTGCCAAGTTCATTCGAATAACGAATGTAGTTCATGCCACCGAATGCAGAAGCAAACTGATCTTGCATACCGATCTTCCAACCACAGAGGTCAATCTCGATATGACACGCAGTCTTGGCAATACCATATGGATTCATATACTCATAGCCAAGATATGCACTCAGAGCTTTGACAAGAGCACAAGTAAAGGCAGACGATCCACCAAGACCATTACCGATCGTGGGGATGTCTGCGAATGATGTGATTTCAATGTTGGACTTGATACCAAAGAACTTCAATGCGTTACGGACGATTTCATTCTGAATTTCGTCTACGTGCTCTACGCACTCTTGCTTTGAATAGGAGACTTTGATATGATTATGAGGTGTGTGCATGACAGCTACGTAGACATACTTATCGATAGCAGTCGAGATTGTAGCTCCACCCCATTGGGCGAAGTGGGCGGGGATATCACTACCCCCGCCAAAGAACGAGACTCTAAGCGGCGCTTTTGCCAAGATCACGGTGTTGTTCCTTCAATGATGCAATCAGTCCTTTCCACTTCGGCATGATCGACTCCCAAGAGAATCGAGTATCGGCGTATGCCTTGATGAACGTGAGAAGGTTTGTCAGGTCATTATTTTGTACGTTTTCAATAGCATACATCAGCGTATGAGCAAAGATGTTGGCATGAAGGTTCATGTCTTCATGATCGCCATCATATTGTACAGTCAGCCCGGCTGAAGTATCAGTAAGAGCAGAGAAGTTAGGGTGAACAGCCAAACAACCAGCAGACATAGCCTCGATAAGAGATCTGCATGACGTTTCAGGCCAGATACAAGGGTACGCAAAGATGTGAGCCTTTTGATAGGCGGCACGAACTGTCTCCTGATCCGCCCAACCGTGGTAGTTAATTTGTGGATGGTCTCTCATCTTCTGGAAGAGAGGTTCATACTGTGCATCTCGGCCTTCCCAATTCTTACCATAGATACCGAACGAACTAAACACGTCGAGTTCAATATTAGGATACTTTTCAGCTAGAGCGCAAAATACAGGAACCAGAATCTCCAGTCCACGATGAGGTGTGGACGTATAAATGAGGCGTATTTTGTCCTTTGGCTTTTCAACGAGAGGAATTGGTTCGACACCTGTTTCAATAACGCACGATTGGTGGCTATATGGAACTCCAAGATAGTCACGATATTGCTGATACTGCCAGTTGCTGCTAAAGACCAACTTGTGGAAGCGAGCTCGAGAAGCTGGGTCTTTAAGGTGTTCAGCTTCTGGATCGAGAGCAAGATCATGTAGGTGGTAGATTCTAATTCGCTCAGGATCCAACTCGCGGACGCGAGCAGTGATAATTTGGATTCCATCGAGCTCATCACGAGTAAGTCGGTGGAAGAGATTTCGAGTGGTGAGTTCTGTTCCACCGTTCGACTCCTTGTTGAGCTCATTCAATTCAATTAGGTCTTGATTATTCATCATTGTATCCAGTAAGTTCAAAATCGCGGTCTGCATGGAAAAAGAATTCTCTGTCATTAAAAGCCTTGTCATCGACCCAAACATCGTATGATGGCTTTCCTAGACGGATTTCGTGGAACTTGCAGCCCCAATCGTTGAGTTGTTTGTGGGTGAGTTCGGTCCAGTCAATTCCCGATCCTGAACCACGGGCCGTCCAATAAATGATCGTTGCGCCCTGATCGTATAGTTTATTTATATGATCAATGCGATGCTTCATAGGAACAGACTGATCATAATGATGAACACCATCAATTAATGGAGTGTAACAGATAGTCTGATCAATATCTACTATGAAGATCATGCTGTGAATCCAATAACCGAGTCGTAACGAAACGATCTCCAACCTTCGTTCTCAAGGTCCCACACGGCTTGTACATTTGGATTCGAATGCACTGGCTTCAATGTATCTTCTTTATGGGGAAGAAGATCTGGCTTGAGTGTGCAGCGCATCTTGCGCTCCGTACCATCCTTCTTTATAAAGAGAACCTCTACTGTTCCGTTATGAAGGGCTTCCTTTAGGAATTCATTCTGCCAGGAAGTGCTGTTCTGGTCGGTTGTAGTATTCAACGAGTCTGTCATAACCACCCACTCTTTCTTCATCAATAATAATAAAAGGAACTGTTTTCACGTCTGGAAAGATGCTAATAAATTCTTCACGAGTTAGATCGACACCGATCTTCATTTCTTCGTAAGTCTGGCCTTTCAAAGAAAACAAGTTCTTTGCCTGAACACAATATGGACAATTATCTTTTGTGTAGATAACAACCTTATTCATCTGAACTCTTTCCTCTGTAAATATTTGCTGTTGAACGAGGATCGCCATAAACTTCGTTGGCACGCTTCCTCACCCAAGCCATGTTCTTAGCAGGACCAGGAACAGTTACCCAGGGGTTCAGTCCCTTCTTCCAAGCAGCAAGCTTGTTCACAGCCTTTTGAAGTGGCGTACGATCAGCACGAACTTCCTTTACACCATTTACAATCGAACGGCGCTGACCCCTCGAAGTCAATGTCTTACGTAATCTCTTTTTACCCATTATATAACCTCACTTATTCTTGCGCGCAGCACGTGCTTTACGCTTTGTCGATCCGATTTTACGACGTCCCTTACGAGGACGATTCTTTGAAGGATGTGGCATATTCACCTCAGCTATTTAGTAATGATAAAGCGATAATTATTAGAACGGCCCAACCGAAAAGACCAAGAGATGCATTCTTGGAATTTCTGCGCCTGGGCATTTTTGCTTTTGGCGGCTTTTTGGT